TTGCCGTGCTCATCGCATAAGTCACGGTACGGGTTTTAACTAGAGGTTGCTTTGGACCACGAAAGAGAGACAGTTTATCGGACATTTGGAAATCCTTAAAGGAAGTAGAAGGGGCGGAAAGTCTTTCGTTTAAGTGTAAGGAACTACCCTACACCCCCAACCTTACTACAATGTTACTTAGACCCCCGGCGAACCAAAGATCGAACGCTTATCAGTACAACCGAACGAATAACGGGCAGTCGCCTTGAACTTGGCGTTGTCCGTATCAAAGTCGTCATCTTGCGTAAAGCTGTCAGCACGACGTTCGAAGTACTTCATACCATCCTTGATGTCGGTGAGGATGAACCACGCATCAGTATCCGTCAGATAGTGATTGACAACCACACCACCGGGGAACTTGCTGCGGACCACGTTAACCGTGTTATTCGCTGTACCAACTTCGTACTCGGTCCTCATGATCTTGTCGGCTTCAAACACCAGATCGACAGGAACCACAAGCTTCTGAGGACGCACAGCAATACGCTTGCCACGATCATCCGTGTACTTACCCATGTTGATAACAGCCTGCTCAAGAGCAGCTTCCGACAAGTCAGCAGCAGCCGAGAGGATATTCGACCATGTACCACCAGCAACATTGGGGTGCGAAGCGTTCAGTAACGAGACACCATCGCCGTAAGTAGGACCACCAGTGAAGCCGTTGTTCAGGATATTCGCACCAAGAACTTCCTTGGTTTGACGCATCGAGAACGCAAGAGCCGAAGCACGCTTCTTACCAATAACATCATACAGGTCGTCTTCAACCATTTCCTTAGTGATGATAAAGCCGAGGCCATACGTCACATGGGTATAACGGTCGATGAAACCTTGTTGAGCGGTATCATACGAAACCGATTGACCCTCACCCTTTTGTTGGGCAAGACCAAACATCGATGTACCAACATCCTCTTCAAAAGCCTTACGAGAAGTGTTCTTCGTAAAGATCTTGTCGTATTCGGTCTGGAACTCAGCATACGAGTCACCATACCACTTGTTGATTCCGGGCCAGAGGGCTTTTCCGAAACTACCAGTGTTAATAAGAGCCATTTGTCATCCCCCTTATGCCACGCCAACGATATTAGGCTTCTGTTGCGAAGTATTGAAGTAAACTTCCCAATACGCGGCATCAGAAGTGCTAGAACCGTAAGCATTACCCACACGCTTCGCAAGACCTAACAAGCGAAGAGGAAGAGTAGCTGTAGCTGCCTTGGCAGAGCTATCCAACGCCATCTTGGAAACGCCCGTAGCCGTCGAACCTGCTGTGGTAGTGTACGAGATATTCAGATTCGCACTTTCCTTGGCGATATTCTCACCAACAGCATCTTCTTGCACTTCATAGATGATCCCATCAGCAGGAGCAACCAGAACAACACGCAGAGTAGACGCTAAACGATACTTAGTGCCAAGAGCCGTAGGATCTGGCAGGAAACCAACCACAACACCCGCTGTATTCTGACCAATAGTACCATCAGCCGAGCGGACAACATAAGGAACACCTTCAAGATTCATACCATTAACTGTTGCACCAGCCGCAGCCGCTTCGGTATGAAAATTGACAACATCACCAATAAATGTAGCAGTACTATCGGACGCTGGAATAGCCATCACATTCACTGCACCATTATAAGGCGACCCGTCAAGCATACGGACGGGACGAAGCCCGAACGGAGCTAATTGAGCCATACTTTATTTCTCCTTAATATTTGACGGGCCGCTCATGGTGCTACGAGACTTTTACTTCTCCGTAAACTCCACTTTGCTTCCCGCTTCCCTTAATTTCTTCAACACTCTCGGCAACTTTTTGTCTCTTTTCAGATTGGTATTCTTCATAAAGGTCCATCGGGATCTTCATGAGGTAAGAAGTAATTCCCCTACCCACACCTTTCTTCATCAGAGAATCCGTGCCACGCGCAGATTCAACTGTAATGTCTCCAGCGGATACACCACCCTTGTCCACAAAGTCATACCCCTCTTTAAACCTTTGGTATAACCGATCACCAATGTCATTGACCCAGTGATAATGGAACTGATCTTGGTCGTTAATCCCATCTAAAGACAATACGTCACGGCCACCTAAACCCGACCGCTTTTGGATAACCCTCTTCTTTACCTCATCTCTCATACCCATTGTTGATCTCCTATTGACCGGAATATTGCTTGAGATACTCGTCCTTCGTCATGCCTGTCGTCTTAATAATCGTATTCATGATACTTCTTTGTTCTGACGTTAGAGTACTCTCAACTGACGAATACTTGCCGGTGGTGCTTGGTTTTGTTGCTCCGTTTCCACGCCCTTCACCATCTGGGTTAGGTGCCCCTTTGGCAAACTTATGCGGGAACTCTCGCTTGACTTCTGTCTCAACGTGTCTCAACATTTCACCTTCTGTAGACGAGGGATTCTCTTCTTTAAAGGTTGCGCCGATTGCTTCGGCGTATTTTGTGAGCACTTTGTCCTTGGTGTACCAGTTATTCCTTTCAGCCCATGTTTGGTATGTTGCCGAGGGTTCTGGTGCAGTCTTTGGAACTACTGCTGTTGCTTGGGCTTCTTTAGCCCGCTCTTTCACCTCATCTATTTTATCATTGATTCTTTGTGCCTGTAAAGCATTGCCTTCTTCCAGTGCTGTGTCTCTCTGAGCACGGAGTCTGGTAATCGCTTCATTGAAGCCAGCTAAATACTGCCTTTTATGCTGTTCCGTGAGGAACGTCATTGCTTGTTGCAGTTCTCGGTTCTTATGCTCAAGCCTGTCAATGCGCTTGAAGAACTCACCACGATCATTGAATTCCTTAGCTGGACGCCATGCGTCAGGATCGCCCTTCCATTGATCCTTAGGCACCCAACCATTCTCCATAGCAACCTGCTCTGCTTCCGAAAGAACTGGAGCAGTCTCGGTCTTAGGAGTTTCAACTACTGGTTCTGCTGGCTTTAGAATCTCTTCTGCCGTTGGGATTACTGTCTCATCTACCATGTTAATCTTCCTCAATCAGAGCTTGTAAGTCCTCGTCATTCAGGACTGTGATCCAATCTTCCTCATTGGAGACATCTTCGTTTAGGTTAATCATCTTACCCCCATACCTAGCAAAGAAGACTCTATCGCCTACCTTGCACCAAGGTTTCGGGTTCTTACCAAAGATTACTTCGTTAGTCCACGCCAGAGGACCAATGTCCACCACTGTTCCCTTTTGTGCGCCAGCCCTCTCTCGCTTGGTGTCCACCGCCAGAACAATACCTCCAGCAGTTTTCTCTTCAACGGGGTCTGGTTTAACAAGGACTCTATGTCCAATGGCTTTAACTTTCATCGTTATCCTCCGCTAATTCTGGACGCCATGTCAGGACTGCTTCCAATCCCTTAAGATGTCCCTTTAGGAAGGTGTCTCTGTCTATATTCGGAAGTTCTCTAGTGAGGAGTTCTGCCGCAATAGACTCGATAGCTTCTTTACAATCTCTAATAAGCTCTTGCGTAATTGCACCATCTCTCCATGCAATGTAATCAGCCTTGTTTACCATTCTTAGGTTTACTCCTATCTTGTCTCATCTTCTGTTGATGCTGTTGCTCTTTTTGCCGCAGCGATTGTGCTGCATTAGCCTGAGCAAGGGCTAAATCTGTCTGTTGCTTACGTTCTTCCAATCTCTGTTTGGTAACTCGCCCAATGTTATCGTGTGCCATCTTCGCACGTTGGCCCTGAAGATCCATCGCTTGTTCCGTCTGTTTTGCTTCAAGCTTCGCAGCTTCAGCATTTGCCTTAATGAGAGCCAGTTTCTCCTTAGCAGCAATGTCGGCCTCCTTTCCTTTCATGTCCAACTCATGTTTTTGTTGAGCCATCTGCATTTCAGCTTCCATTGCTTGCTGTTCTGGGCTAGGTTTAGGTGGTTGAGGCTTAGGAAGCAGCGATTTGTAGTCTGGAATCTCTAAAGCCTTCAAACTCCACTCTGTAAAGGCCATAGGATCGATTGTACCAAGCTGGAGCATCGCTCCAACCTTGTCAATCTTCATCATTTTGGTGGTTTCCGAGTCTCCTGTTGGATCTCCACCGGGAACAATGAGATTTTCATCGTCATAATCGTCGGAAATCAGGTCCATCTTAAGATGTTCAGCGTCTTCCTCGACAATTCCGGGTACAATTCTGTTCAGACGATGAATCTTTTTGAATTCTTCGCACAAAGAACGATATACCCGTTTGTAAATGGCAGTGAAAACTGCCATGCCCTGCTTTACTGTTTCTTGAGTAGTTGTCGCAGGGGTATTTTGTCCGGGCATTTTGCCAACGAATATTTCAGCAATAGAAGCAAGTTGGTTCCCAGAGGTAATAAGCATGTTGAGGAGGTTGAATAATACACCTGAAGGCTCTTTTGTAGGTAGTGGGAATATGCCCTTAGCAAGGTCTTCTGAGGAGGCGTTAACAACTTTCCATTCACCGGGTTGAAGTGTAGTAACCCCCATTCTGAGGCGTAAGCCCTTACCGATAAAACCAGATTGGAGGTTATTAAGTGTACCACTGTCGATGAGTTGGTTGATGATTGAGTTGACTGACTCATTCATTGGCCCGAGTAAGAGGCCGAATCCGAGAGCATAAATAGACCCATCAGGATTAGGAATGAATGGGAACGAGGTAAAGTACTCCACGGGTACAATCCTAGCAATCTTGCCTTTATCTGTTCTCTTGACTCCATCGGAATCCCATCTAGCAATGACACGGACAACCTGCTTCGTGTCCCTATGGACAATGATAATATAGGGTTCTTCATAGCCATCTCCATCTAGGTCATGGAACGTATGTTGTGCGAGGAAACAGTGGGGGGTAGACTCGTCCACAGGAGGAGCAGAAGTACCTGTCGCCACTCGTTCTGACTTTTTGGCGTCATTCTGGGGAGTTGTAAGGTCGAGTTCAAGGTATTCTTCGTCATTGTTTACCTTTTCACGATATTCATTCTCAGTGTAATACAGGATTTCCGTCTTTCTATATGCCTTTTCAAGGCTCTTAGCCCAGTAATTGACAGAGAAGTTCTCTGGATAGACCAAATGACTGTGATGAACCCCTAAGATAGAGTTGTGGTAAGTCTTCTTGAAGGCAATACCACTGATCGCCATAGTCATGAGGAGCTTATCCATGTCCTCTTCCCATCGTGGGATCTTCTCCATGACCTGATAGCTCATGTGCTTGGCAATGAACTCAGCCTTCATTGCGAACAAACCATCTGGATCGTAAGGAATGACCTTGGCCTT